CGCTTTCACTATAGTTGTTGTAACGAATATTGTCAAGAGGAATATTGGAAGGGCGATTCAGCCTTGCAGGGTTGCCCGGCGCAGCCCGCGCGCCAGGGGAAGGGGATACCCGATCAGGCACAACTGGTCCAGCGCGAACAGCACCACCGACTCGACTCCCGCCGCCTGCGCCAGCCGCGCTTCTTTCAGCCACGGCGTCGTGGGGTCGCCGATCCCCACCAGATGCGCGCTCGCCTGGGGCGCGAACCCCTGCGCTTGCGGGAACTCGATCGAAGTGAGGCACTCCTTCAAGTTCCGCGCGCTTGTGAATCCGAAGCTTTCCGTCTTCAGACAATCGAGCGCCGCCGGCGTCCAGGCGTTCGCCGGATAGTTGACCGCGCTGTCCCAGGCGGTATCGTTGGTGTCCAACGGATACAGCACTTCGAAGCGGCAGGTGGGGAAGGTCGCCCGCACAAAGGTCATGATCTGGCTGGTGAACGCCCCGATCAGCGTGGGCAGGAACTGCGCCTCTTGCGGATAATCCGCCGGCGAGACGGTGTTGTCGAGGATCGCCTGCATGGCACGCCCGTACTCAGCCAGGAAGGTGCTCGCGGTGTAGGCATCGTAGTATGGCATCCCCGACCGGTTGTCCCGGAAATACCACCACTGCACCTCGCCGAACTGCAGGTACGGCTGCATGCCCGCGTCCGACATGATCTGGGCGACGTCACAGTAGGCCTGTTGCCAGAACGCAATGCTCGCCGGCGAGAAGTTCGTTTGCAGCGCCGGTGTGGATACGATCACCGCGTCCCCGGCCGGGCACCGCTGGGCGATGCCTGCCCCGACCGAGGGATCCCCGTTCCCCAGCTCCATGCTGAGCGCCGCCACGCCGATCAGCCCGTACCCTTCGAGCGCCGTGAAGAAGCTCCGGGTCCAGTCCCGCGCCGCGCGGTTGAGCCGGGGCGTGGATTGAAGATCCGTGAGCCACGTTCCGTCGTTGCCCCCGGCCAGGTTCTGGCTGGCAGGCTGCGGGACCAGCGACGTCGAGGTGGCCGAAACCGCGATGTAGTTCGAGTCGCTGCCGAGCGAGCGCGAAATGATCGTCAGCACGGTCCCCTGCGCCACGGCTCGAATCGACATCGATCCGCGGTTGATCTCCATCTCGAAGGCCTTCACCACCGTCTCGCCCGTGTCTCCGATGTAGTGTATGTGCGTGATGGTCGTGCTATCCACCACCAGCGACGTCTGCTGGCTGGAGGTGAAGCTGAACAGCGCCGTCCCCGTGAAGTCGATCTGGGCCGAGGCATACGTAAACTGCGAGGCGACCAGCTCGTAGAACCACAGCGCGCCCACGTAGTGATTCACCCGGCCGTGGAAGCCCAGCGCGTCGATCATCCACGCCGTCCGCTCCGGCGGCAGGCAGAGCGAGTGGTAGGTGTCCCAGTCCGTCGCCAGGCTCAGTTGCGCATTCGAGGACAGCGCCGGCAGGTCCGTTGTGGGCACCGCGATTTCCAGGAAGTCGAAGTTGAAGGTGTAGGGGCCATTCGAGTCGTTTGGCCCCGCGTGCTGCGCCACCACCGTATGCGTCCCCGCGCCGTACTGCCCCAGTGGAATTCTCAGCAGCACGTCTTCCCCCGGCATCATCAGGCTCGGCGTCATGGGAGCGCCGCCATCCACCGTGACCGAGAGATTCGCCCCGTCTCCGAGCAACTCTGAGCCCAAGTAGAGGCTATGCGGCGCCGATGCCGAGTACGTGCAGCTCACCTGGGCCCCGATCGTCTGGGTCGCATGGTACGAGCCATTCGAGTAGTTGTACGCCCCCTTGAATGCCGTCCAACCGGCCGAGTATGCGGCTTCCGGGGCGTCGTCCTCGATCCTCCGGCTCCCCGGCCCTGCCACCGAATACGCCCGGTTCGTTCCCGTCACCGTCCAGTTGCTCACCTGAACCTCAAACTCCGTCCGCTGGAACGCGCCATTCTGCCAGGCTGCAACGTAGGTCCAGCGCATCTTCCGCACCGACGTCATCGCGACGGGCTGGCCGTCGATGTCCGTCAGGCTGCCGAAGTTCAGGTGGATGCTCCAGGTCGTCGCCGACGCGCCGCCGCTCAGCAACAGCCACCACGGCGACCACGACTCGGTCTGTGCGCCCGAGACGAATCCGTACACGCCCACCCGGTTCCAGTCCGCGCCCGTCGTCTTCGACGTCAGGGTGATCTGCGCTCCGGAAGCCATCGCGCTCATCGTTGTCGAGCCGATGTGCGGGTCGCTCACGATCCCCGCCAGCGCTCCGGCCGCACTCTCGATCGTGTCTGCCGCCTGCACCTGGTAGTTGTACTGCTCCGTCAGCCACGCCAGCCCGATGTAATCGCCGGCAGTGGGCGTTCCGTTGAGCGTCAGCGTGGCGGAAGCCGCCGCGGGCGTCCCTGCAATCGCCGTTGCGCGCTCCGGCGTGTACAGCGGCACCAGATCCGGCTGCGACTCTCCGTCCCGCCAGACCCGCAAGTACGGCCACCCGACCGTCGGCCCCAGGTTACAGTCGATCGGCATGCAGTTTGTCCGCGTCTCTTCATACGTGAGATTCAGACCGCTGAGGTCTCCGTCGGGCAGGTTTCGAAACAGGGGATGCTCGAAGCCATTGTCGCGGTTCCACTCGATCACGGCCCAATCGGACTGCTGCCGCCAGCTCCCCGAGACAGTGAAACCCGTCGGGCTGGTTGCGCTCAGCGCCGCCACCGCCGACGGCTGCTGGAAGTAGCACTGCAGGTCCTGGTCCGGCTGAAGCTTGTTGAGTGTCTCCGCCATATGTCGGTTACAGGTTGATAGTCACCGTCAGGTCGCTTCCCGGCAGGGACCCCGAAGCCTGGGGAACCGCCGCGATATTCAGCGCGATCGACCCTCCTGCGGGCAGCGGCGCCAGCCCGCACCCATTCACCGTGTTCGAACAGGTGCTGCCCGCCGGGATCGACAAGTGACAGTAGACCGCTCCGTTCAGCAGCACGTCCATCTCGACCGACTCGACTGGCGTCCCGCCGGGCGCGTTGGCCGGCGCATCGTTCACCATGGCCGAGATGTTCCACACGGCGTGCGTGGCCTGCACCACCAGCGGCGGCGCCGCGTTGGTCTCGACGGCCAGGTTCCCTGCCACCTGAATCGAATACTGTCCGCCCGACAGCGTCCGCAAGCCCGTGTCGGCCGTGCTCATGAAGTTCACCGTCGTGGTGGGGCTGTCTCCAAACGCATTGGTCACGAAGAAGGTGGCCGCCGCCACCCGCGCGTCCGGCAACAGCACGAAGTAGGCGAAGTCGCCGCTGGCGGGGCTGCCAAAGAAGTCCGCCGTGAACGGAACCACCAGCCTGATTCTCGTCAGCCCGTAAACGGGCGCCGTCGCCTTATGGCCCGCTGCTGCGCTCCCCATCGCGCCCCGCAAAACGTTCAGTTGCAGCCCGTTGTTCCCGACCTGTTGAACCTGCAGCAGCTCGGCGTCGATCTGAATCAAGTCGCCCGCCTGAATGCTCCCCGCCTGCGCCAGGGTCACCGCGATATCGCTGGCCCCGGCGTCGGCGCCCAGCGCGTCGGGCGGCGGGTATGTCAACTCGTTCCAGTAGTACAGTGCCAGGGTGCCGGACGAAATCGAGCTGGTGTTCGCCAGGTTCGCGAACCCCACCCCTGTCAGCCCCACATCGCCGGCGCCGCGCGTCAGGATTCCGAACACCGGAGCGCCGGGTACGCCCTCATCCGACCCGGCGCCTCCGCCCGTAATCCGCCAGCGCGTCACCAGGCACAGCCCGGCGGGGCACTCCCAATCGTAGACGTTCGCCGCTCGCGCCGTTACCTGCATCGTCGCGCCAATCCGGGTCGGAACCTGGAATGCCAGCGGCGAGCTGCTGCCCGCGGATCCGAAGTGCCAGCCGGCCTCGGCCACCGTGAAGTAACTGGTCGCATCCGGCTGCGTGTCCCAGGGCTGGCTGACGATCAGAGTGATCGCGTCGTTTGAGGTCACGGTCTTTTCCTGCCCCGCTCCCGTCCCCCGCGTGATCCGCACCACCATCCCGGCGTAGACGTTGACCTCCATCGCCAGCGCCGGGTTGCCGATCGTCGTAGCGGAGTAAATCGCCGCCGCGACCTCCGGCTGCAGTTCGAGCCGCCAGTACGTATTGGTATGGTCGTAGTTCTCATCCGGTGGCGGCGTCAGGCTGGCGGGCAGGCCGCCATCAATGAAGTTGGTCGCCATCGCCTGGTTTGTCGCGATTTGTACCAGTTGCATCGGCGTAGGCCCGCGATACACGGAGAAGCTGGTCGTGTCGCTGGTGAAACTCAGCTCCGTCAGCGTCACCGTATTTGTGTTCGTCCCGTTCGGTAGTGTCGCTGGAACCACGAAAGACAGCCCGCTCTCCTGCCCGCTGGCGTCGCTGCCCGTCACGGCGTAATACAGCGTCTGGTTCCCCGCCAGCGAGCCGCCTGTGCTCTGGATGCCGGCCGCAATGCTAATCAGCGGAATACCAAGCCCGTTCACCGCGGGTTGCCGCGGACGGTTGAACCCCGCCGCCAGCGTGACCGTCATCGTCCCGTCTGCGTTGGCGCCGTCCTGCTCCGTCATCTGGAGCTGCGGGTTGCCGTATTGGTCCAGCACCTGGCCGGTGACCGGCCGGGGAGTCCCGATCCCGTACCCCGGCTGTCGGCTCGGAGGCCCGCTCCCGAACACGTCCGCGTTGTCGTCGCTGTACCACGCGTCCTGGTGGATCTGCGCCGTGATCAGCGCCGTCGAATAGTTCAGACCGGGAGCGATTGTGACCACGCGGAACGGCTGCCGCTCGAACCCTTCCTTCAGGTACGTCACCGTGATCAGGTCGCCCGGCCTGAGCTTCAGCCCCCGCATCGTGGTTGCGAACTCGACGTACGTGTTGCCGGCCACCAGCTTGTCGAGCTGGAACTCCGCGATCCGAGCCGCCTGATTGAAATTCGGGATGCCCAGCGCCGGCAGGTTCAGGTTGACTTCCTGTCCCACGGCCAGCATGTCGTCCACATCCGTCACCGACAGGCTGTCCTGCTGGTACTGGTTGAACGCGTCCTGGAACTCCAGGTTCAGCCGGTTGGGCGTCTCCGCCGTGCTCCGCGACCAGACCCGGATCCACGGCTCTCCGCTCGCACGCCGCAGTATCCCGGAAACGCCCCCCGTGCCGTCTCCGAACTCGTATGCCGGCCAGCCGCCATCCAGTGCCGCGCTGGCGTTGGTCCCATCCGGCGGAGTCGGCTGCTGGAGCGCCAGCGTGTTCTCCACGTTCAACCCCAGCAATCCGCCCAGCCCGTATCTCAGGAAAAGGCGCGATCCGTTCCGCACCCCTCGGACCGTGTCCGCCGCGGAGCGCCTGCTCTTCAGCACCAGGTTGCACTGGAAGCGGGGAATGCCGATCGGGTTGCCGTTCAGGTCCTGCGCCGTGATCGCCTCGCCACAGGTTGCCGCCGTCCGCGCGAAGCTTGCGATGTCGATCTCCCCCAGCTCCCAGCCGCATCGCCGCAGCAGATCGAGCAGCACCCACGCGGGATTGTTCGTGAAGCTTTGGCCCAGCGAACTCCCATCGGCGGCGAATTGCTCCAGTTGCATCCCCTCCACCAGGACGTTGATCTGCGGCAGGCTATTCCCGTTGTTGATCTGGTTCGGCACCACCACGTTCAGAACCGCCATGCTGCCGTACGGGTCGCCCAGCGGATTTCCGCTTGCGTCCACATATTCGGGATTGAACGCGCCCGTGCGGCCACCCATCGTGATGACGTTGTACCAGCCCGTCCCCGTCATGTTGCTGCCCGCTTGTCCCAGCGGGATGTCGATGTCGTTGACCAGGACCTTGATCGCGCTCTCCATCGCGCCCATGCCGAGCAGCACGTCCATGTGCGTGAGGTTGCCGTCGTTCATCGAGAAGATGACCAGCGGCGCGTACCACGCCGTGCCGTAGACCAGGGGAACGAAATCGTTGTATCGCGCTTCGTTCATCAGCGGCGCCGATAGGTGAGTGCCCTTTTCCCCGTAGCTCCGCACCACCGTGGTCGGCGGCACGAACTCGATTCCCCCGAACCTTGCCGTTCCGCTCGCGAACATCCCGCGCGCCTGGCACTGAGCCCGCGTCCGGTCGCAGGTAGTGTAGGCCGTGGTGCCGTTGAGGTTTCCGCATCCGCCCGGTTGGTCGGGCGAGTATCCGCAACGGTAGAACGGCGAGTACTGTCCGTTCGCCCCGCCCGCCACGGCCTCGGCCCGCTGTGCCGCCGTCGCCGGGAAGGTCCACGGGCACAGCCGCTCCACGCGTACGTTCGGCAACAGCACACGCTGCATGTTCAGGTTGTTGGTGACCGTCAGCCGCATCGCCGATTCGGTGCTCTCCGCCGGGGCGTCCGCCACGCCCGTGAAAAGCACCTGGACTTCCGATGCCGCCTGGCGCTGGCTCAGGTCGTAGAACACGAACCGGGCGGCGATCTGGCTGCCCTTCCAGCCCGTGTTGCGCTCGATCTGGGAGAAGTAGGAGTCGGCGTTCGCGAGCCAGATCGAGATCTTCGCGATGGCATCGATCCCGTCGCTTCCTCCGGACTGCATCTCGAACAGATCGTGCCGCAACACTCGCGCCGCGTATTGCTGTCCGTTCACCGTAACCGAATGCGTGCTCCAGTGCTCCATCGCGCCGGAGTTCAGCACGCAGTCGAACAGCAACAGCGGCGTCTCGGTGATGCTCTGCTCTTTAATGTCGTTGATCGTCGCCATCCAAGCCCACCTGTCGGGGCGCCGGCGCCGTCGGGCAGGCGTCCACGCCTGCAAGCGGGTCTCCTGACCCGCTCACGGCGCTCCTTCACCCCTTCGCGCCAATCCGCACCGGGCAGGAGAAGATCCCCGGCGCTTCGCTCGTCATGGCGAGCACGTCATTGAGAAACGACGCGCTCGCATACACCCCGCTTTGAGCGCCTGTCGCTTTGTAGCTCGACGCGCCCACCTGCGCCTCCGCCTGAAACCCGAACACATCCACCGTCGCCCCGCCCGGAATTGTGACCCCGAAGGTCGCCGTCCCTTGCTGCGTCGTCAACTGCGCCCCCATTGCCAGCCGCCGCCACGCCGGCCCCACGGCCAGGCTCTGCTGCGCCGATTCCGTCCCCGCGCTCACGAACAGCGTCACTTGCCTCGCCGCATCGCTGCGCGCCCACACGCTGAAGCAGTATCGGTACCAGGAGGGAACCGCCGCCGCCTGCGCCACGTTTTGCGGCGACGCGGACGCGTTGGCGATGCTGGTCGCCCCCGTCCCGCCCTGCGGATCCGCGGCGCCCGCTGTCAGCGTCAAACCCGCGTCCGTGGCCCACGCCGCCGCCCCCGGTGCCTCGCTCCAACTCAGAAGGTTCCCGAACGGATCCAGGAAGGTGAACGTCCCCAGTTGCCCTTCGGCCGCCTGAAACAGTCCCGCCATCGCGTTCCACTCGGCGTTCGTCAGGCTCGCCAGATCGATCTCCCATTCCACCCTGCAGGCGCCGGGGTCGGACAGCTTCACTTCGCTGCCGTCCAGGAGTTCGTTGACGACCGTCCGCTGGGTCGCGGTCTTCTTGCACGGGAACTGGCTCACCGCGCCGCTCGCGAGTTGGGGGAAGTACAGCATCAGCCGTTGTTCTCCTTAACCGTCACCTGGACGCTGCCGCGCGCTTCGCCGTCCAGGCCGAGCGCCAGTTCGTCCGACTCGAAACTGCAGTGCGCGTGAATGCTTCCGTCCCAGGGGTCCGTGAACGAAAACGTGCCGAAGCGGCCTTGCTGCGACTGGAAGAACGCGCTGAACTCCGCCATCTCCGTGTCGTCCAGCAGGTCCAGCTTGATGACCCACCTCGTCGCCGCTGCCCCGCGCTGCGGGAACTTCTGCTCGCTGCCGTCGAGAAACCGGAATGTCTGCGTCGCGTAACCTGCGGTCCGGGTCGCCGGATACTGGGCCACCGCCCCCGTTTTCAGTTGCGGAAACGTGCTCATAAGTCGTTCACCACGTCGTTCAGGGAATTCGAGTTGAGCATCGCCTGCCGCACCGCGCTGGCGATGTCCTGGCTGTGATCGAGGAACGATTGGCTGTCGAGGGCGTTCACCTGCACCGTGATCTGCTGGTTTGCCGGAAGCGGCGCTCCGCTCTGCGTTCCCCCGCTTCCTCCCCAGTCGGTCACGTTCGCGCCGCGGTAGACATCGCCCTCGAACTGGACGGATTCCGGCGCCGTGTAAGTGCTGAGCGCTGGAGGCGTCGTTGCGCCACCGCTCCCGCCGAACAGGCTCACCAGGCCGCTGATCAGGGGCGCCAGCCCGAGTCCGCTCTCGAACACGCTCGCTGCCGCGCTGCCAACCGCGTCGAATGCGGAACTTCCGCCCGAGCTCGGCGAGCTGGTGCCGCTTTGCATCGCCTCGGTGTTTTGGCCTGCCGCGTCTGCCTGCACCTGCTCCACGGAACGCAATTGCTCGACCGCAGCCGTCAACGCCGCCGTCGTATCCCCCGTGCTCGCGGTTCCTTCGCTCGCGCCGCCGGCCGTCCCGCTGCCGCCCAGCAATTGCTCAACCTCCGCCGCCGTCACAGCCGCCGCCGAATCGCCGGTACTGGCGGCTTCCTCGCTCGCCCCGCCCGTCGCCCCGCTGCCGGCCAGCAATTGCTCAACCTCCGCCGCCGAATCGCCCGTGCTCGCGGCTCCCTCGCTCACGTCGCCCGCCGCCCCGCTGCCGGCCAGCAACGGCGCCACCTGCGCCACCATCAACCCGCTGTCTCCTGACTCCTGGCTCCTGTCTCCTGTCTCCTGACTCCCAACTCCTATCTCCTGTCGCTCGACCAGTTCCGCCAGTGACATCGGTTCGGTCTCCGGAATCTGGACCGTTCCGAGTGCGTCGGCAAGCCTTGCCGCCAGTTTCTCGAGTTCGCTTTCAGCGTCGGCCACGCTTCACCTCGCTCAGAAGCTCCTGCTCCAAAATCACCATCGCGTGCACTTCGCGCGCGCTCAGCGTCTGCACGTCCGGGTAGCCCAGGCGCTTCCATGCCTGAAACTCGTCCAGCCATGCCCTGCTCTCGCCGGAGAGATAGGATTTCGGGCACACATCCGTCGCCACGCCCGCGCGCGCCCACACCACCCGCGGCTCCGTCTCCAGCGCCGCCGCCATCCATTTGCACCGGCGCTTGACCTCCAGCCCGTTCCTCCTGCATTCGTCGCACTTCCACGCGGCTGGATTCGAGAACTGGAAGTGGAATGCGACTCTCAGTTTTTTGCTTCTTCCGCGTTCAGCCCACACTCCGCCTTGATGGCCGCCACCACTTCCCGGCACAGCGCCTCGGGCCCCTGCGCGGCCACCAGGTCGGCGGTCGCCTGCTCCCCGTCGACCGTCAGCCCCTCGATCTTGCGCAGCCCCCACCGCAGGTACACGCTGTCGATCTCGGCCGCTACCAGCGCCGCCTCCAGTTTCCCGCGCGCATTGCCCCCCGCCTGCAGGTGCTCTACCCTGCCGGCCAGCTCCCAGATCCGCTGAGTCAGCTCGATCCGCCGTCCGAAAGACATCCGCGCGATCGTGAACCAAACCCCCGGCAGCGCTTGCGACTCGATTCTCTTCTCGCTTGCGTACTCCATCGGTTTCCGCCTATCCGAACGCCACGTACATCTCGTCGTTGCCCGTCCCCTGCGCCCTGCTGCCCGAGAGCTTCCATTGCAACCGCGTCTGGCTGTCGTCGAATTCGGGGACTTCCGGCACCACGCTACTGAGGTATACTCCCGCAAGCTGGCCCGGCTGCTGTCCGAGTTGCAACATCACCGCGATGGGCGAAGCCTGCCGCGCTGCCTGGTACAGCCCGCGCGTGGCGGCGTCGTTGGTCTCGAACAGTTCCAGATCCGCCGTCACCGTCCGCATCCCCGGCGCCAGGCACAAGGGAATGATCGCCCCGAACTCCCGCTCGCGCTTATCGAGCGCGTTTGCGAGCGTGATGTTCGCCATGGTGATCGTGGAGAATTGGTCCGGATCCGTGCCCAGCCACACTTGGCCCAGGTGCCCCGGGATGATCGAGTAGTTGTACGGGGCCAGCACCGGCTCCGCCGGAAAACTCGCCAGTCCTCCTTGCTGGGCCGTGAAGCTGCTGCTGTCGATTACGTCGGCGGCGATTCCGCTGAACTCGAACTCGTGGTAGTCGCCGTTGATGTTGATCTTCATCTGGTCCACCCCGGCTCCGCACAGTACCCGCTGCACCGCGGCCGTTGGGCACCAATAGTCGAAGATGCTCGCGCTCGGAAGCGCCGTCGCTGGCTGGTAGCTCACCGTCGGCCCGATCGGAGAGCCGGAGGTCGGTGTCACCGTAAACGGCGAGCTGAGCTCGACCGTCGCCTGGTCCACGATCGAGCACACGAACCGGAGTTCGCCGCCGAACGTCACCGCTTGTCCCGGTGCCAGGCCGTGCGGAGCCGCAAAGCTGAGCAGTTTCGTGTTCGCGTTCGCCGCTGCCGTCCCGCCGGCGAAAAAGATCGGCCCTGAGCCCAGGCTGGCCTGGAACAGCGGCCCGTAGACGGGCTCGGCGTTCGGCGTGCTCCAGCTCGTCATGTACGCCCTCAGGTCGAACGTAGTGCTCTTCCTGAGCCCGGCCGGAGTGCCCCCGTAGGTCCTCGTGCCCGTCTTGTCCTTCCGCTCGGGCCGTATCGTCTGCTGCTTGGCCGTGAGCTTCACGGCCGGGATCCGGTTCCCGCTCTGGATCGCCGGCACCTGCCCGTAATTCGCCTCCAGCCCAACATAGAGCCGGTTGTTATTGGATGAAATGTAGTTGCACGCCATCGTCTCCCCTTCCACTCGAGCCGGCCAGTCCCCGCCACGCCGCCGCCATGGCAGCAGCGAACCCCGCACGTTAGCGCGGATGCCGGAAGCCGCCGCCTCAGTAACTCACGTCCACATCGAAGCTGATTTTCGCCGTCTGCAGGAAGTTGCTGCCGCCCCTCTTCACCGCCCCGAACGTAACCTCATACCCGCCGGCGTAAAACATCTCGCCGCCCCACGCGCCCCGCTGGGAGTCCAAGACCTCGGTGATCGCTGCCGCATACAGCGGAAGGTCTCGGGCCAGCCTTTCCAGCGTGTCGTAGGAGACCCGTATCTCAACCCCCATGCTCGCCGTGCCGGAGAACGTCCGGAACTTCTCCCGCAGTTCGTTCGACAGCTTTTCGCAGTACACATACACCGCCGGGTACGTCACGCCGGCGGTCTTCTCGACCATCTCGAACGCGACGTTCCCGGACGCGATCTGCGCCGCCGGGATCGGCGCCAGCTCCACGTTCTCCTGCTGTCCGAGCTCCGGCACGGTGAAGGCCAGTCCGGTGCCCCCCCCCAGCATCTCCACTACCGTGCGTGTCGCCGCCGCTCCGATCGCTGGCATCGCTACCCCCTGTTGAGGACTCCCGTTAGGCGCAGGAACATCTCCGGCCGTTGTCCGCGGGCCGCCGGCTTGCCTTTTCGCAGTCCCTCCGCCGGCTCGGTCCAGGTTTGCCCCAGCGTGATCGGTGCGTCGTTTTGCCGGGTCAATCCGCTCGGGGAATAGCTAGCGTAGACGTTCCAGCCGGTCGCGATCGCCGGAGGATCGACGGCCAGTATCGTCAGCGCGCTCGCTCCCACCGTAGTAAGCGCCTCCATCGAGCTCGGCGCCCCTTCGATGCCGCCCGGCGCTACCCAGGTCACGCTCACGAAGTATGTCGCCCCATCCGCTTCTCCCGCCGCCGTTCCCAACTCCGGTCGCGCCGGCCGGGGCACCGGCGAGCTCGTCATTCCCACCCCGCCGTCGGTTAGGGTCTGGCGCGCCCACTCCGCCATCCGGTCGTATTCCTGCCACTTGCCCAGGAAGCGGTCGTTCAGTTGCCGGTTGTATGCATCCCGGTAGACCAGGCTCAGCGTTCGAAAGGTGTGCCACTTGTGCAGCGCCTCGGTCACCACCACGTGCCCCAGCCCCCGCGGCACGATCGCGGTCCACAGGATGTCCTCCGATTCCTGCCGCCGTCGGAGCAGCGCGTCCAACTCGACTCCCAGCTCCTCTTGCGCCAGCTTCAGCTTCGCCGTGAGGTCGATCCTCTCCGTCTTGGCTACGTCCAGGATCGCTGACTCGTATTCCACGAGTTCCTCGATCGTCGATATCGATCCATCGGTAAATAGCGCCATCGTCCCTCGGCCTCACGCCCCGGTCGGGCTTGTTATCCTTTTTTGCCGCCCTTCAGCGCCCGAAAATCGGCGTCCGAAAGCACGGTGATCTGCATTCTACTCGCGGCTGCGAGTTGGTCCGCCACCGTTTTCGACTCCGCGGCCCGGTCCCGGTATTGCCGGGCCTCTTCCGCCGTCGCCAGCCGCGCCTTTCCTTCGACCACCAGCAGGGCGGCCAGCGTCCTCGCCACTTCGCTGGCGATGCCTTCCCGCCCGCCGTCCGGCGTGGACAAACTGATCACCACCGCGTACGTCTCCGCGATCGTTTCGGCAACCTGCCGGACCTTCTGGTAAAACGCCCTCACGTCCATACACCCTCCCGTCTTGATCTGTGCGGCGCCCCGTCGGACGCCCTCGTCCGGCTCGCCGGACTAACCGACTGCGCTCGGCCGCCAGCCGCCGGCCACCCGCCGTCACCTGCTCGCTGACGGCCGATGGCTGACGGCTGACGGCTCCTGAGTGCCTACGAGTTCACCTGCACACCGAACTGGTTCCGCAGCACGCCCACGCCGTACAGCACGTCCACCGTGAACTGCTGCGCCAGCGTGTTCGGCTGGTAGCTCAGAGTCACTCGCAGCCCGAAGTTGCCCAGATCCGCGTACTCCGCGATCGCTCCCGTCCCCGGCAGCGGCTGCGACAGGCGCCGGATCACCAGCCCCAGGGCGCTACGCGTGAACGCCAGGTTGTGCGTATTCACCGGCGAGCCGGTCTTGGCCACGAACTGCGACCGGAACACGAAGAAGTCCTTGATCTTCCCCACCGTTCCATCCACCAGGGCCCGCAGCCCCGCTTCGCCCGCCGTCTGGTACTCGCTGAAGCGTTCGATCTGCCGCAACTGCGCGTAGGTGTTCGCATCCACCACCAGGTACTTGGGCTCGCTGGCCGGCACCTTGGACTGGAACAGTTGCGTCTCGGCCGCGTCCACCACGGCTTCCGTGATCGGAGACCCCACCGTCCCCACCGCGTTGTTCGCCGTGAACAGCGCGTACGTGTTCAGCAGGTCCGTCTCGATCCTCTCGGCCAGCGCTACCATGGCCGGCTGCATGTACAGCTTCAGCAGATCCGGAACCGCCAGCACCTTGGTCACGTCCGGGACCTGGAACGTCGCTTCGGCGTGCGTGTTCAGCACGATTTGCGCGTTCCCCAAACTCGGGTTCTGCGTCTGCACCGTGTTGCCTTCGGACAGGTTGTTCGCCACCAGCGTGGGCGGGATCGGCACGTTCACCGTGTCGCCGCCTTGCGCCAGCGTCGATTCGTAATCGCGATTGACCAGGTTCCCCATCACCAGGTTCCCCATCAGAGCGGGTAAGGCGTCCACGGCCACCAGCTTCACAATCGCGCTCGCTACGTTGCTTGAAGTTATTGCCGGCATTCGTTCTCCTCCAGTTGGTCCTCGCCCGCCTCAAATGCCTCTGAGCGCCTGCGAGGTTATTCTTACGATGTCCTGCCGGATCCGCTCCGCTTCCTCCGGACTCATCCCCGGCCGGATTTTGTCCAGATCGCTGACCGTTGCCGGCGCTGAAGTCTTGTGCGCCGTCGTCACCCCCGACCCGCCTTGAATGCGCGCCGGCAGGAACTCCGGGTTTTCGCCCAGGAAGTGCGCAAGATACTCCTTCACGCTCACCTCCCCGTCATCCCCCCTCGCCAGCAGTCGGCCGTCTTCCGCGCGGAAAATGTCGTCCTTCACCGCTTTGAACGCGATGTCCACTTTGGCTACCCCCAGCCGCTGCAGCTCCGACCGGATTGTCGCGCCCCGGTCCGCTTCCTCGGCCCTCTTCCGGCTCTGCTGGTTCTCCGCCACCAGTTCGTTCAGCCGGCGCTCGAGCTGCTCCCGCCTCTTCCTCTCTTCCGCCAGTTCGTTCTTGTAGGCGGGCTCCTGCTTCGCCTGCTCCCTCCTCAAGAACTCCTCGACGGTGTCTCGTACGATTGCCCGCACGCCGTCGTCCTGCCCGTGCACTTGTTCTTGTTCCATAACCGTTCTCCTTACCCCGCCTCCTCGATCTCCTTCACGATCTGGTCCTTCAGATCCTGCCTCGCGTCGCACAGGTATTTCTGCGCCAGCCTCTTGAAGATCTCTCTGCGCAGCGTCGGCGACCCCACTCCCAGCGCCAGCAGCCGCTGCCCATCGTCCAGATCGCTCGAGAAGTCGCTGATATCGAACTCGTCCAGCCCCGATACATCCACCGTCAGCCCGTCCTGCCGCGCCGCCTCGATCGCGCGCAGAAGGCGCTTGAGAGTGCTTTTCACCGCGTCCCCATATGCCCGCAGCACTTCGTGCGTTACCGTGAAGTCTCGCAGCTTGCTGGTGCCCGACTGCGTTGTCTGCGCGTCCCACGATTGCGGCATCAGGTAGCACACCCGGTAGATCTCGCTCTTCAACTGGTTCAGGTTGTCCACCGCGATCTGGTAGACCTTCCCTTCCGGCTCCGTCCACCCGAACTTGTCATCCTTCCCCAGCTGTATGTAGTAGGATTCCCCGACGATCTGGTTGAACGGCCGCTCCGAGCACACCACCGGCATCGCGAACAATCCCATCGTCAGCGCCCACCCCAGCGCGTTCGACTTATTGAAGTGCTCCAGTTGCAGCAGAGCCGCCTTGTTCATCAGCCACAGCCCTTCCGAGACTTGCAGCTTGAACAGCGGCACGCGCCGCAGCCCTGCCAGCGCATGTCTCCCCGCGTCCACCAGTTCCGGCGTGCTTTTCTCCCCGGCTTTGCCCTCCACGCGGCGGAAAATCCGGAACTCCTCTTTGTCGTAGCGGATCCACCGCGTTTCCTTGAACCAGCCGCCGTCCGGACCGTCCTGTCGCAGGTTCGTCGTCCTCAGGACCACCCAGTCGAGGTTGCCCTGTTGGTCCTCGCTCCAGTTGATGAGGTCTTCCGCCCGGTATTCCACCAGGTAGGCGCGTGACGCGCCCCGCTGATCTTCTTCAGCCCGGTTTGCCGCGGGTTCCGCGATACGCGGAAAATCCACCAGGATGTAGCTCGCCCCGCCTACCAGCGTCTCGATCAACTGCCGGCGGAAGAAATCGCTCAGGCTGGTCTGTTTCTGGTCGCAGTCTTCCGTGAACGCGCAGAAGAACGCCTTGCCCGCCTCGTTGTCTCCCTCGAAACTCAGCATCGGCTCGCGCCGGAACAGTGTCGCCGCGAACCAGTCGATAATCGATCCCGCGTAGTTCTCGTAGAACACCCGCGCCAGCCTCTCGGCGAATACATC